TAACATTAGCAGAGTTGCCATACAAGTCACGTAAGCTATATCCGACAGATGCCCCTCCAAATTTTCGGAGAAGCTTTTCGCCTGTTAATTTATAGATTCTTGTATGACCAGATTGACTACCATTATCATCATTATATATTGCTCCAATCGCAACACGATCACCAGCATCATTCATGCTTACACTATAACCACTATAATCATTAGCGGCTTCACCATCAATGTCCTGTCCTAATTTCACCCATTCTTGAGTAATATCATCATATTCATAGATTCTTGTATGACCAGAAAAGACATCATTATCATCATTACCTATAGCTCCAATTGCAACACGATTACCTGTTGAATTCATACTAACGCTATAACCACTAAAATTAAAAGTAGCTTCACCATCAATGTCTTGGCCCAATTGTGTCCAAGTTCCATCGCTATATTCATAGATTCTTGTATGACCAGATCGATCACCATTACCATCATTATATGGTGCTCCAATTGCAACACGGTCTCCAGCATCATTGATACTAACACTCCAACCACTTCGATCATCCGTAGCTTCACCGTCAATATCTAATCCTAGTTGAGTCCAATTAGTACCATCGTATTCATAGATTCTTGTATGACCAGAACTAGAACCATTACCATCATTTAATATTGCTCCAATTGCAACACGGTCACCATCAGCATTCATACTTACGCTATAACCACTAAGATCACCTGCAGCTTCACCGTCAATGTCTTGGCCTAATTGCACCCAATTATTTCCATTGTATTCATAAATTCTTGTATGACCAGAATTATTACCATTACCATCATTATATTGTGCTCCAATGGCTACTCGATTTCCAGCAGCATTGATACTAACGCTACGACCACTCCAATCATAAGCAGCTTCACCGTCAATGTCTTGGCCTAATTGAGTCCAATTAGTACCATCGTATTCATAGATTCTTGTATGACCAGAATCAGTACCATTAACACCATCATTTAATATTGCTCCAATTGCAACACGGTCACCATCAGCATTCATACTAACACTATAACCACTATTATCATCACCAGCTTCACCGTCAATATCATTGCCTAATTGAGACCACGTTCCATTGGTATATTCATAGATTCTTGTATGACCAGAAAAAATATTATTACCGTAATTATTTATAGCTCCAATGGCTACTCGATTTCCAGCAGCATTGATACTAACGCTATGACCACTTTGGTCAAGAGCAGCTTCACCGTCAATGTCTTGGCCTAATTGTTCCCAAAGTAGAATTAGAATAATAAAAAAATCATCAAAATTGAGAGGCCGAAATCCCGCATCTATTGGTTTAACGATATTATCAGCAAAACCAAATTGGTCGAGTTTTCTGTTTAGCTCTTGTATAATGTGAGTAAACATGTGAAAATTTTGGGAATCTCCAGTTGGATACACTGAGGCTAAAGCAGCTATTCTACTTTCTAGCGTTCCTCCAGCAAGAACACCAGCATCTAAGGTGCTATGAATCTCGCTTTTTAATTCGTTTGGGTTTTCAGATGACATATTATTGTTTTACACTTAAATTTGTTTTTCGGAAACCCTCTTATTTGTATAAAATTCTTAATCCACCCTCTTCTGCTTTTCGAAAATAATTTTGATAATTCACATTGAGAAGAAAATGATCGCCATATTGATTGATCAAAAAATTGTCTGATGGGACATATTCCTCTTTAGAAAGAAATACTTTTTGGCAATATTTTTTAAATAATTCGTATTTAAACCTAGATTTATCAAAAGGAACAATCATGTTTTTAATGCCTATTTTCTGAGTATCGAGAAAAAACCTTTCGCAGAATAATCTAAATTCTTTTGTATTTCTTTTATGATTTATTTCGTTCCAAAAGAAAATGTCGGTAAAAGCGTATTCTTCAAATTTATAAGCTAATGTGCCGCAAAGTATTGAATTATTTTTACTTAGGAAAAGTTTGTGACAATCTTGGTCTCCGTAAAAAATTTCTTCAAAATTGTTCCTAAATCGAAGTTCACTAAAATCTTTAATAATTTTTTTGAATTGTATTTTGGATATATTGTAAACTTCTTTAAAATTAGCAGTATTTGAAAATTCATATTTATTTTCTTCTAGCATATTTTATTATAAAATAATATTTAAAAGTGTAAAGTTAATTATGGGACAAGGAATAAATCAAAAAGTGGCTTCAGAGGCAATGTCTCTAGAACCTAGTCAAATTTTAGAATTTTATCTAATATATTATGACTGGCCAGAAGACCAGTATAGCGTTTTAGCTTTAACCCCATATCAAAAATCAATTTCCGACAGAATTATATGGCAAGGACAGGAATATATATCGTACCCAATGGAAGTTGAAGGCTTTGAAACTAAGGGTGATAATAGTTTACCCAGACCCAGACTCAAAGTTTCTAACGTGCAATATGCAATATCCAAATATTTAAAGGTCCACAATAATCTAATCGGGGCAAAAGTGATTAGAAAACGGACTTTTGCGAGGTTCTTGGATGATATAAATTTTGAAGGAGGCAAAAATCCATATTTTGATATTTCCACACAAGCAAGCGAGGCTTCTGGTACAATGTTTTTGCCTGACCAGACTTTTTACATAAATAGAAGAACAACAGAAACAAAAGATTTGGTTGAATTTGAATTGTCCACTGTTTTTGAATTAGATAATGTCTATATACCTAATAGAAACGTTTATTCTAGATATTGTACATGGATATACAGAGGTCATGGTTGTAGGTACGCAAAAGAACCAAAAACGACCTCAAATTCTCGACCATTCACAGATTCTAGTGGAGCTACTGTAACTCCATTCACAAACAAAGGGTTATGGGAAAGCGACACAACTTATAACAAGGGCGATTATGTCTTTGTTGAAATTGAAAATTTCGTAATAAGACAAGAAGATGAAACGGATTTATCTGCACCAGCAGAAAGACTGAAAACTTTTTATGTTTGTGTTTCTGATGGTGTATCTGGTAACGAAAATTTCCCGCCAAAATCAAAAAATTGGCAAAAAGATGAATGCTCAAAAAAAATCTCTGATTGTAAATTAAGATTTAAAGGACAACTAAGATTCGGAGGATACCCAGGAACTCATGCATACCCACCAAAAGGATAAATTTCTAAACGATCTTATTGAATACGCAAATACAGACACAACTAAAGAGGTCTGCGGTTTTGTATGTTATAAAGACGAAAAACTTTTTTTTAAACCAGCTAAGAATCGTTCAAAAGATAATGACATTTTCATCATAAACCCCGCAGACTTTTTAGAAAGAAAATTAAGCGGTGAACTTTTAGCAATATTTCATACACATGTAAACGCAAAGGAGAATCCTTCTGAATACGACATTGAAAATTCAAAAAATTGTCTTTATCCGTTTTTAATATATTCTTTAACCACTAAAGGATTTCACTTATTTGATATGCCCCATTTCGAAAGATCAGAAAAAGGTGTAATAAAGTTAAAGGAGTTTTTGGATGACTAATGTTATTATACATGGAGAATTAGCTACAATCTGTGGCAGGGAGCATAAATTTAAAGTGAGTAAGCTTTTAGATATAACAAAAGCTTTGAATACAAATAACCCCAGAGTTAAAAATTTTTTAATTTCAAGATTTAAAGAGGGCTTAAATTATGTATTCATAGATCCCCAAAATCCAAATAAAAAATGGGAAACTGTCGAACAACTTTCTGCAGCAAAAGCTCCTGAAGAAATTCATGTGGTCCCCGCTGTAGGTGGAGCTTATGTGTTTACAGCTATTGTAACAGCAGCGACAGCATTTGCTGGTTTTGCAGGTGCAGCCCTTGCTGCATTAGGAACCGCATTAACTAGTGGCGGATTTTTGGCAAATTTAGCCATAGGTATAATAATACAGGGCATTATGTCTTTGCTGTTTCCTGTTGAAGCGCCAAAACCACAGACAACGGAATCAAAAATTGATCAATCTAGTTATATTTTCAGCAATTTAGAAAACAATATAGTTCAAGGGTCTCCTATTCCTTTGCTTTATGGAGAGTTAAGAGTTGGATCAAATATTATCTCAACAAATGTTGTTAGTGAAGATTTAGGATAATGAGTTTTTATAAAAATAGATTTAGAAAAAAAATATCGATCGCTGGCAGAAGTAAGGGTCCGAGTCCTTCTTATCTTATGCCTCCAGATGGCACATTTTCGAAAATTGGTTTTCAAATTTATGAAGCAATTGATTTAATCTGCGAAGGCCCAGTGGCTGGACTAACAGATCAAAAAGGTTTACTTTTACAGGGAGATCGCGCAAAAAAAGAGTTTAGATCAACTTTTAATATAATTGGTGCATCAAATGGGATTGATAAAGGTATTTACTTTAATGAGATACCCTTAAAAGAAATAAATAACGAGCCAACGCATTCAAAATATGATGTAGAATTTAAAAATGGGAGCGAATATCAAGAATCCAGCTCTATAGTAAAGAGGCCAAGTAAAATAATCAAGCAGTCTGCACCAATAAAAGGACCGTATGAAGAGAATCGGGGACCCTCTCGGATCACTAAATCAGGCACCTTTTATACAGAATGTGTAAATGCTAATACTCAAATAAAAAGCGTGTGGTCATCTACTCCATTTCTTATAATAGAAAATGTTGTTTATCCTGAAGGCGGAGGCTTTGCGTATCATCCTGTGACCAGAATTGCTAATACAATCTTTCGAGGCACACTAGACGAGCTTGGTAATTTGAATCCTGATGGCAGTTCATCGTGTTTTATTGGAAATGTAGCAGACTTTAAAGTACTGGAAGCTAGTATTGGTATCAATTCGACCGAATCGTCATTGCTTTCTATACCTCTAAATACTGCTGCGGATTACAATATAATACTTAGGGCCATAGTAGATTCAACGCTTACTTATAAAAAAGTTGGCTGGGTTAAAGTCAATGAAAATGGGGTGCTGACATCGTCTATCGACCAAGTGATTCCGACAAATAAAACAGGCGCAAGAAAGGGTACGGGCAGTAATGATATAAGAGATGAAGGGAGTCCTGATAGAGATTTTGTAAATTGGCAAAATCTTGGAGTGAGAGAAGTTTTAGAAAAGCCATATAACTATATAAATTATGATAGAAATGTAAACAGATTAACAATTGGTTTGCAAGTGGATGCTCTTAGTGATACAAAAAGCTATGCAACAGCAAGTGAAAATGAAGCAGGAAAGAGCAGAATCGGAACGCCTTTGCCGTTAACTGTAACTCTTGAAGTGGTTAAAGGATATGTTGATAAAGATGGTCAAGAAATAACTGAATTAGCGTCTTTTACTACAAGAAGTGGTAAAGGGGTAACCCTCGGTAATGGTAATGGTAGGATAGCAATAAGTGGGATTGTAACTGCTCCATATTCAATTAGTTTAGAAAATATAATTTTACCAGTTTTGTCTGATACTGATCTATATAATTTTGTAAGAATTAGAAAAATAGAATACGAAACTTATTCTAATTTGGTTAAAAGAGATATTGGCGTTGCAACCATAACAGAAATAAATGATGAGACTTATGTCTATCCAAATTCTTGCTATGTTGCTAGTTCAATAGATTCAAAATATTATCCACAAGTTCCAACAAGAACTTTTAGACTTAAAGGTAAGAAAATTTTAATACCCTCAAATTATAATCCAATTAATGAGGATGGATCTGACAGAAGGTTTTCGAGCGATAAAAGCACGAGGGGTAAGTTAATTTATGATGGCCCCTGGGATGGAACATTTAAATTTGGATGGTCTGACAATCCTGCTTGGATCTACTATGACCTTTTGATTAATACTAGATATGGGATAGGTTCCCATTTAAGAGATGTAGAGGTTGTTGATAAATGGACTTTGTATGAAATAGGTATGTATTGCGATGCTGTTACAATGAATGACGGAAGCAAGACGACAAATGATTATGGAGGTGCTGGTTATTTTATTGGTTTGGATGATGGATTTGGTGGCTTAGAGCCGAGATTTAGTTGCAATGTTATTATAAAAGATCAAGTAGGGGCTTTTGACGCGCTTCAAGATTTAGCTAGGTCTTTTAGAGCAATGACCTATTTCAATAATTCTTCCGTAAGTGTGAAAGTAGATAGGCCATATTTGTTTGAAGACTTTAATAATCTCACCACAACAGCGCCAAAAGAAAATAAATTCCCCCCACATTTAATATTTAACAATTTAAACGTGAAAGATGGAATATTTTCTTATGCAGATGTGGATAAATCAACAAAATTATCTGCTGTAGAAGTCGCCTACTTAGATAAAAGAAATAATTATAAAAGCGCAACGGAATATGTAGAAGATAGTGAAGCTATCAAATATGTAGGATTAAATTTTAAACAAGTAAACGGATATGGTGTAACTTCAAAATCTCAAGCTCACAGATTAGCTAAATACATTTTATTTGAATCACAACATACAACAGAAACAATTTCTTTTGGTGCTGGATTTGAAGCTCTTCTAATAGAGCCAGGAGATATAATCATGGTCGAAGATGAAATGAGAAATTTTACTAGAAATTTCGGCACAATCTTGGGAACTAGTGGAGAAACAAATTACTATGATCCAGATGGAACTGGAGCAATTGATACATTAAATTTCGGAACTGGACCCAAAGCAATCATAGTGGAGCCAGCTATTGGTAGTGATCAATTAGATTATATAACTGGAGGTGATATACATATATATAATCCAGTAGGGAAATCTGGAATAGAAGATTTTTACAAAAATCCATCTGCCGACAACGAACTTTATAGGGAAATACATAATCCACAAGTAATATCTTTACAAATTAAACCAGGTGGTTCGGGATTAAGTTATGACAAGTTGGATAATGGAGTAGCTATATATATAAATGGATTAAATAACTTCATAGATGGAGATGCTGAAAGTCAATGGTTTTCAGAAAAGGACGTGGACATAAAATATGGATCTATCTACAATATTGATGCGAGTGGTAGATCTCCAAATTATTATAGAGTATTAAACATACAAGAAGATAAAGAAAAAGGATTCAATGTATCTGCGACAATCCATCATACTGGTAAATTTAAATTTGTTGAAGAAAATATAGCTTTTGATATAGAAGATGACACATTTAAGCCAGATTTAATATTAACTGAAGTAATTAAGCCAAATAAGCCAGCTTCAGTAGTTACTGGAGCATTTATCATAGGCACCGATAAATCTTTAAGTTTACCTATAACAATAACAGATCCAGCTTCAGGGGTACCTGAAAAATATATTGTATTTCTGGAAGAGCCAAGTACAAATGTTGTAGTTTCTGAAGTTTTCAAAAGCGCTAGTTCGACAACGGTATTTACTTTAAGTGGCGCAGCAAGAATAGATCAAATTGGCGATTATCAAATTAATGTATTTTCAGAAACCACAACCCCACTTAAATCAAGAAGCACCGACGCCATATCGATATCTTTCACTACACAAATATCTGATTTCGGTTTTACTTCTCAAGATGCTTTTGTTGAATATCAAAATATTTTTATAAATACCGATTATCAATCATCATACAGCAATATTGATGAAACTGGAATCGCTCAAAATTCCTTTTTTGAAAGGGACCCAAAAATAAATACTGTTGTTAATTTTGAATTTGAAGATATATTCGGAGTTAGTGGGTCTCGCGTAATAGAAGAAGTGGATAATCAAATTATTAATCTAAAAGATGCTTTTGGGAATATTGTGCAAAATAATTTTAAAACACTTTCTGCCGAAACTTCTGTAACGATATTAAATTCAGAATTAGATAATGCATTTGGTTACACTGGAGATGGAAAATATTTGATGCCCCCAAGTCTAGATTTTGAAGTTTCGAGTTTTGAATTAGCTGGATCTACACCAACAACTCAGACTTTTGCTTTTGAGTCGAGTTTTGATGATGTTCCAGCAATTTTTATGTATCAAATAGTTGATGGAGATTATAGCGACTTTTCTAAACCTATCGGAAGAGTAAATTCTACATCTGGGGATTTTTCTGTTATTAGCATTTCAAATAGACCAGCCAAATACGCTTACATAGCATCAAAAACGGGAATTTTTAAATTTGACAGACCTAGAAAAACAATGCAAATAGGCAATGTAAGCAACAACAATACTCCTGATTATCAATTCGTCAATTTCCATGAAGATTTTAATGTCGCCCCCAAAGTATTCATACAGCTTCAAAAACCCGATACAACGACAGAAAGTTATTTTTCAGAGACTTCGATTACGGGAGTTTCAACGAGCGGATTCTTCTTTAAATCTTTCCAATCAGATTTAACTGTTGCTGATGGAACTGGTTTATATGCTTATATGGCTTTAGAAGAAGATGTTTTTAATATTTCTTCTGGCAGTGAACTTTCAATATTATCATTAAATTATTCTGCTACTGGAGAACAGGGTTTTCAATTTTCATCTGATCCTATTTTAGAGCCAGCTAATGGAACAAATAACTCAGGATTAAGATTTAATCACGATCAATATGCTGTTATGTGCCAAAGATCTGGAGATAATTCAGACTTTGATGATAAATTCTTTGTTGTTCATAGAACAGGTAATCAAAACAGGGTTTTTCAGCATATGTTAGAAACAGGTTTGGAGCCAGGACTTAGGTCTCAATTAACTGACGGATCTACAAACCACATACTTATTACTGGAGATGGATTAGAAATAAATACTGGCAATTTCACACTAGCCGCTTGGGTAAGATTCGATCCAAATTTAAATGGAAAACAATACCTACTTGAGTCTCATCAAAATGGAACTGGTGTAGCTTGGTTCCAATCTGGTGATGGAAAAAATTATTTAAATTTAAATGGAATAGATTATTTAGCGGCTACTGGCGCAACTACATTAAATGATGACAATTTACATTTCTTGCAAATAGTAGTTGATAGAGAAAATGGGTTAACGGGTTATTTGGACGATGCTACAAATTTTAATGTAAATACATCCATAACTGAACTTAGAGACGAGTCTTTTATAACTGGATTCAATATTAGTGATGTTGGAACTGGTGTTTCTGATAATGTAAATACATTCGATGGTGGTTATACTGGATCTTCTCCATTGTTCCAAAACATAAATACTAGTGGATTACGATTTAGATTAGATGGAGTTAAATGGATATTGACAGATGAAGATCCTGGAAGCCCAAGTTTTGATAAAATAGCTTGGGAAGGTGGAGATAATACCGACTACCCTTGGAACGTTGATTCTTGGACTGGAGTAGATGCTTTAGGAGACAGTTCTGCGCCATCTTTTTCTGAACTTTCTCCTTTTGTCGGTGTTAGCTTGGATTCTCAAACAGGTTTTAAAATTCTAGGAAATTCTGAGTTGAATGGCGAAGCTTTAACCAGCGGATATATAAATAAATATTTTTCTTTGGTAAGTGGAGCGACCGTAGGAAATTATTTCAGCGATCCAAACAGTTTTTTCACTGCCTTTTCAGGAGATGTAAATACGCAATTTATATTTAACATAACAGGATTCCCATTATTAATAGACGCTTCTCAAAATACTACAATAAGCTTAGTGGGGAGTATTGAAAGATCCGAAGAAATAATAGATAGATTATCTAGTTCTAATTTTAATTTTATGCAAATAGGAGTTACAGGTACATTATGAGATTAAATCAACCAGTAGTGGGGGAACATCCAGCGACATCTGGATACCAACTTGAATGTTTTGTCAGTTCGAATGGCGGGATTGGTTTTCCTAGTGGATCTGGAACTTTGAATATTGAATTTCCAAGATATGCAATTGAAAGGCTTGAATTTAGCGGCAAAAATGCTCTTTATCAAAACATTGATTTTATGAAGGATATAGCAGTTTTAGAAAATGCTATAACTTTAGAAACTTTTTTTTCTGGTGATTTAAATGGTGCGTCAATTCAAAACGTTAAAAAGGTAGATATTTATACTGGATCGCATCCAACATTTGCGCCAGATAGTATTAATTTTACAAATAGAATAGATTCCCAAGATGTTTTATTACAATCTGGAGAGTCGTCTATAAATTTAACAATTTATTCTGATAAAATAGATGATAGAACAGAGGAAAACATATTCTATAGAGCATTGCCAAGAGACTATTTAACTTTTGGAGAGGCGTCTGATGCAGTTAGCGGTGTTATGTTTGGGGGATTTGAAGATGTCCCTAAAATCACATCAGATACTATAATTTCAAGATCAAACGCTAATGATTTGAGGTTTTATCGTACTACTGTAGATATATTTGCGGGTGTTGAAATTACCATTTTCAATGATTTGCCAAAAGATTATGTAGGTAATTTTAGAATTAGGACAGATGATAAAATTACAATTCGTGGCAAAAAAGATACTAAAAATTACGGAATTGATACTGCAAAATTAACCACTACCATCCCTGGTTTAAATGTCGTAAACAATACGATTGTAATTCCAACAGGAAATGAATATGCAGAATTCGAAATAGCTTCTCTATTAGACGAAAATGATGAAAGAACAGCATTTCTTTTGAGCGAACTATAATTCTTTTAAATACATACTTTCTATATGTTTGTATTTTTTTCTTGTATAGAGTTTTTTTAATTTTTCTGGCATGGAATTTTCTAAGTGAACCATTCCAATTCTTTTACAACCTATGGATTTCGCATAATCTTCAAATTTATTAAAAATTTTAATTCCAGATCCTCTGTGATTTTCATGTACATACCAAAAAGCTTCGGTACAGCATAAAGCACCATCTTCTAGTGCGCGTGTTATGAGAAATCCCAAAGCACCAACAATCTTTTGATTTTTTTCTAAAGCAAAAATTTTACCTTTTCTTGTTTCAATTAAGTTTTTCCAAGTTGGAAGCCAGTGTTTTCTATATTCATTAATATCACCATTGTAAGGCAATATTTCATAAAAGTTTTCAAGAACATTTTGAAGTTCTTTTAATTCATCAACTGTTTTTACTTCAAATATCATTATAGCAACTTGAGAAGTTTTCGACATTCTTTCGCTGGAATATCCTTATAATCTTTCCAAGTTTTAATTATCTCTGGATCATTTTCGTATTTACCGTCTCCATAAAGCTTTCGTAGCTCATTTAGGAAAGAATTGAAGTCGGTACCTGCTTTTTCTTTTAAAATCCCTTGTGGGCTGATATCCTTTGCTCCAGAGGAGGATGGGGCAACTACAATAGGAGATTTATTCTTGGATGAGTCAATCTCGTCAGCACCCACAATATGAATACCCAAAAAGTTGCGGACGGCACGAACGAATGCGCGATTCTCAGCAATACACTCTAAAAACTTTGCGGCGAAACCGTTCGTATTATGAAGTGTTGCATTGGCAATAG